CCATTAGTAGATAAGAATTGACCGTTAGTACCAGTAGTATTAGGTAGTGTCAGCGTATAACTAGCTGCTGCACTGTGTGGTGGTCCTTTAATCTTGACACCATGAGAATTATTCTCACAGTTAAGAGTGATCTGACCTGAGCCATTTGTTGCATCACCAGTAACCACTGGGATGTTCTTTGTTAAATAACGAGTTTCTGAATCATTAGCAAAATAGCTCATGAACACCCAAGAGGATGCAGAACTGTCGTATCTAAGGCGTACTGTTAGACCAGAAGCACCTACGAATCCACTAGGAAGACTACTTAGTGGACTAAATGATTCAATACCTGTACTATTTCCAATCTCGATGTAGTCATTATTAGACGGACTACCAGGAATAGCAGCTACGTTAGCAACCAATGTAAACAACACAGCCTGAGACACAGCAGCACTAGCTGCGTTAGCAACACTTAGTGCTGTAGTGGCATTTGTAGAGGCAGTGTTTGCTGTAGTTGTAGCGGACGTTGCATTTGTACTAGCACTATTGGCTGTGGTAATTGCAGCATTAGCCTTTGAAATTGCAGTATTAAACCCACCAGAACCATCTGATTCACGTGAGTTACTTAATGCAGTAGTGGCAGCAGCATCAGCAGCGTTAGCTGTAGTAACAGCAGCACTGGCATTAGTTGATGCCGTGTTGGCCGTTGTTACCGCACTAGCAGCATTGGTAGATGCTGTAGTAGCTGTTGCACTAGCTGCGTTTGCCGTGGTCACAGCAGCACTGGCATTGGTGTTAGATGTGTTCGCTGTTGCAACGGCTGCATCAGATTTAGTGTTTGCTGAGTTTGCAGTAGTGACGGCAGAATTAGCCGTAGTAACAGCAGAGTTAGCTGTGGTTACCGCAGACCCTGCAGTCGTGTTTGCTGTGACAACATCAAAATCAGCTTCCTGTACAGCAAAGTGTGATTGGGTAAAGTTATTATTTAGATCCTCAGCTTTAATGGCGGAGCCGGGGAAGAACGTTGCATTCAACGTATTGATGTCAGTATCACGGAAAATACGGATTGCTACACCATTTGCTGGTGCAGTAGTGAATGCAAGTGTAGTGGCGTTAGCAAATGTAAATGCAGTTGTAGCAGCTGTGTCAAGTGTTACCTTGACATCAGCTTGCTTGATGTATTCAAATGTAAATGAATAGTTCGTTGTAGAACCATTTCCTGTGTATGTAGTTTGTGTAATTGCCATTGCTCATTAGCGAGAGAAATTTTGCTCCATGTAATCCAGGAATCTTTCTGCAGCATCCTGATCACCCCTTTTTAAATATTGATCGACAGTATCTCTAACCATTTGTTTCCTACGAATCTCAGTTACATGCGGTGAAGCAGCTACTGCTGCATCTCTTGCATACTTAAGTTCTTTATCAAGCATTGCATGGATGCCACCATAAGTATCTAGATCAGGTTCCATGCCTTTATCAATAGCCCGTTTATAGTCTTTCCTAAATGCCTTTGCTGCCTGCATAGACATTACTCTTTGAATACCCTTTTTGAACAATTCATCACGTCCCATAATATCGGTAATGCTTGATATTTGTTCTGGCGTTAGTTTTGTACCTTTTCCGTTAGTTCGTAGGTTAGGTCTGCCATCATATTCAATGTCAATAAGAAATTGCTTTTCAGGGCTAATTTTTCCATTTACTTTCCAAGGCGCATAAGTGTTCCAGATTCTTGCCATAATATTATCTGGCACGCCTACCTTTCCACCATCAACATAATCATGAACGTCTGGCAAACCTTTCTTCACCAGTGGTAAACGATTTTGAATCATTTGAGTTAGCTCTTGATCTACTTGTTTAAGGTTAGGATCCATCAAACGTGAGATTTCAGCTAACTGGCTAGACCCAGGAATTGTTGCTGCTGTAAGAAAACTAGATGCCCATTTACTAATAGCACCACCATTCATACTTAGTACGTCAAACAATCCTTCTAGACCTGCTACATGACTCTTTTTAGTAATAGATGCACCAAGAATAAAGCCCATCTTCTGAGCCTGAGTCATCATGTCATTTGGAGCTAGTGTATCGAAATTATCAAACACATCAACAGTCAGAGCTAACCAATTAGACATTGGTCCTAGGTTGTCGTAACTGACCCAACCAACACCTGGGATATCAATTGTTCTTGGTTTCCAATTCATATCACGTCTGAGAGCTTGTTTCTGACGGTCGTACAGCCCGTTTCCTCGTATACGGTCATTCATAACCAATGCAACCGCCCCAGTTACAGCAAGGCTTCCCATTGCTTTTCTTCCCAGTACATCAGCACGGAGCTCGTTGTACTTAGCTTTAGCTGTGTATTCGTTGACTTCAACACCTCTTTTAGCAAAGATTTCTTTTACCTTGTCAATCGGAGTATTCTCAAATTCCTCTGCGAATTCAGCAGCTTGTTTATGGAATGCATGTAATGGATTCATCGGTGAATAAGTCGATGACAATACCAAGTCATTAACTGGTGTTTTAGTAAACAGCAAGAATGGTTTTAGACCTGGCATGTGAGTAATCAGATTCGATAATGCTCGGTTAGCATCATTGTCTAAGTTCATTGCAATCTCACCGGCTGCATGTTTTACAGCCTTGTCAGTGATAATTCCATCTTCATTAAACATACCTGCATAGACTTTTTTATACAGTGCTTCTGATTGCTCCCGATTAAATTCTACAGCACCACCTTTTGTAATCTCATCGTATGCCCTACCTTTTGCTTCAGCAACAGCAACAGCAGCTTGAACGAATCCATCTTCTGCCTGCATCGCTCTTGTACCAAATCGAAGCCAGGGATGTTTGCCCAGTGCAACTTGATCGTTTACAAACTGTGCCATTACCTGAGGACCGTACTCTCCTCTCTCAGCAGACGCATCTGCAAATGCATTGATTAAATCTACTTGTGCTTCATTTTTAAGTCCGATGTTATCTCTTGCTTCAATGACATATGGATCTAATGCTGATCTTTTATAGATCTGGTTCATGTATTGAAATGAACTTTGCATTGTTTCCATCATTGAGTTGTATTGATACCATCCACGTCTTACAGTTTTAAGATCACCGCGAAGCAGTGCTCCGCCCATTGTTCTTAAAGGCTTCTCTGCTAATAGATATGCACCAGATGCACCAGCTTTGAGTGGTGTAGCAAAAGCACCCAACGTACCGTTATAAACATTAGCCCAAAAACCCCTCATTACTACAGAAGGAATGTTTGGATTTAAATCAATCAGTGCTTTAGAGAATACACCTGTTGAGTTCTTTACATATTGATTTAGCTTATGGATTGTATTGACATTACCGTCAGTCATTTCATACGCCATCATCAATGGTGCCAGCATCTCTGGACGTTCTTCTTTAATTACACGCAAGTTATCCACAACTTCTTTTGATTCTTGCTTGATGCGTTCCATCGTTGCAAGTGTTGTGTTCTTTTCGTCTTTAATCAGATTATGAAGACGTTTAGACTCTGCCATCTGCATAGCATCAGAGCCACTCTTAGTCATACGATTCCACAAGTTCAGCATGTTCAATGCTCTACCTCGCGAGTATGAAGTCATGCCTTTCTGTGCCATCAAGAATTCAACACGATCTAGGATCTGTTCCTGTGCCCTAGCAATAGTGGGTGTCCCTTCAGTTAGACGCATACCTTGAGCCATATCTGAAATTTGACCACTAACTGAAGTGCCTACATAGGCTTGTGCCTTCATGTAATCCATATCCATGAAGTCTTTCATATACTCTTTAATGGCACCGACAGTACCAGCATATGCTTCTGAATTAAGGACTTTGACCCCTGTATCTACATCTGTACCTTGGAATTGCGCGAGGGCACGCTTTAATTCTGGTACATCCATTTCATAAAAAATACCGGCAAGTTTATCGCCTGCCTGCATAATTTCATCATGAGTAATGTAGCGTCCAGATGCAGTTTTATAGCCATATTTATCAGCATCTTTCAGACCTTCTGCCAGACCTTTGATAATCATTTCTCCATTTTCGACGCCCTCCAATCCAAATTTAAGAGCACCTTCTGACATAACACTTCCGACACGTCCGTAGACAGTATCGATGTTTTTGTCAATGCGTACATAATCTACTGATGCTCCAACAATACCTAGATCATCTACTGACCTAATGCCTTGTTCTTGATAGCCATACAAGTCATGGTAGCCAAATACAGGTTCATCAGGATTAACTGATTTCTCAAAGTTGTAGCCACCAACTTCATCTAGTTCAACAGCACGTCTACCGGCAGATTCTTCAATTACCTCTTCAGGTGTTCCTTCTTTAGTAATGTTTTTGTTAAACCAATTCTTTGCCTTTTCAGTTTCTGGCGTCCACTGTGTCTCTCGAGCAATACCACGCAATCCTTTGGCTAGTTTGTTGATGCCTAATAGGACATCTACACCAGCACCTAGAGCAACACCTTCAGTAACATTCTTGGCTCGCTTTACATCTTGACTGTCAGTATCTAGTGTAGCAATGTTATCTGGAATCCAGCCCATCCAACGTGGCCAAGCCTTCTTCAGACTTCCAGCCAGGTTGTCATCCTTTTGGTTAATCTCTACTGTGTAATCCACAGCAGCACCAGCACCCATTGAAAATCCAGTAGCACCAATTTTCTTGACTAATGGATCTGCAAAGAACTTTATGTTCTTAGCTTTACTAGCTAGTCCCATAGTTCCATAGCCGCTTAGCAATACTGTAGGGATGACAATAGATGAGATTTCCCTAATTGACTGTGCTACTTCATTCTCGAATTCAGGAATTTTAGGTACTTCCTGTTGTGTAACTAGATTGAATGCATCTACTGCAAAGTCTGCAATAGCAGCACCAGGAGCTGTCGTTAGCTCACTTGTTGCTTTATCTAGGAAGCCAAATTTCTCTGGCTCTGTAGGCTGTTCTGTAAGCTCTTGTTCTTCTGGAACCTGTGCCGTAGCAGCAGGCATCGGTTGTTGCGTTGCAGCATTGTCTAACTGTTGCAAGTTGCTTTCAGCCTCAGCTTGGCGTTGCTGAAGCTGTAGCTGTTCTTCTTCAGTTAGTTGAAACGTATCTCCCTGCAACAGTTCTTCTTCATTCATTTAATTGAATTAGTTTTGGTTGTAAAATTTGTTGTATCTAGCGCCTTTATACGTACTCCATGGCGTAAATCCATTCATTTCGTCGTGAACATCTTTTGCAATAATCATTGCTTTACGAGGATCACGCAAATCCTCAATAGTGAAACCACGGCGTTCAAGCTTATCCCCATGTACTTGAGTATTAACTTGTGGTCCGCCTACTGAATATTCCCCTTTCATTTCTGGATCTAAACCTGATTGAACTGTGTCAGTAGTAGCATTTCCATCGGATTCTGCCATAACAATTGCTGCCATTTGTTTTGCTTGTTCAGGTGTAAATCCAACTTCCAAAGCTAATGATTCCCATTGATTTTGTGGTAGCACCAAAGGTTGGCGTGTTGTTGCAAATGCAGACCTAATAGGTGGCGGTCCGCCGGACACCATGTAGTTAGCCCTTTCTGAAATCTTAGGATCAGTCGTATAAAATCTATGTGTAATAGGGTCCAAACTTTCTTTAATACGTTCTTTGATATCATTGCCAGGTACTACTGGTTCTAAATCAAATTGTTCTGCAAGTTTATTATGCATTTCCAAATCTGTAAGATTAAGACTTGGTACTGAACGATTAATAAGTGAGGCAATAGGACTAGCTATGCCTTGTGTTGTTGCTGTATTGTTGTGATATTCGATAAAGTTTTCCTGGTCTAATACTTCTGATAATTTTTTAAAACTTGCTCCCTGTGGATTATCCAATACTGAATCCATTTTTTGTCTGAACTCAATTCCTTCTCTGAGTTCTTCTGACAAGCTACTGACTTGGTTTTCCCACTCTGTAAACTCCATTGTTTTGGGGTTTATATTCTGTTCGTTATTTACAAAGTCCAGAGCTTTCTGTTGTACACCTGCCTTTGTTCTTTCAGCAGTCACCGCATAGTCTTCGACAATACCTGCGTCAGCTAGTCGTGCTTGCTCTCGTAAGGTATCTTTTCTCCACATGCTTACATACTTGTTTTGCATATATGTAGAGCTAGGTCCTTTGTTAGTTCCTCGCGCTACTAGCGCACCGTTGTGTAGGAATACACCTTTGATGTCATTGATATGTCTTTTTGATTCTGGGTGTGCACGGATGTTTTGTTGATGCATTGCACGAGACATCCAAGTACCTACATCCTTTTCACTTAAGCCGTAGCTCTTTAGCTTTGCAACAGTAAGGTTTCCGTCGTTGTAATCTTTTTGGATTAGTTCTAACGATTTTTCTCTTACCTGTGCAGGGATGCTTAGTTTCCTAAGTCTTTCTAATGCAGGGAATAAAGACACATCATAGCCAGTTGCAATTGCAGCTTCTTCTACTTGAGAATATTCTTCACCAGTAATAAATCCATCTCCGTCAACAGCAAACTGATTGCCCATCTCTAGAAATGAATTATTTAAAAATTCAATTTTATCCTTTTCTTTTTGATTGCTTAGGATTCTATTATTCCTTCTTGTTGTATTAATTAGTTTATTGATTTCACCAACTTGACTATCGGTGTTTCCGAATGCTTCTCTAAATGTTTTATCACCACCTGCATAGTTTACTAATTTACTATCTAAAAGAGCTTCGGCTTTGTCTGGTTCTAACGTTCCACTATTTAATCGATTCTTGACTACTTCATAAAACCTTTTTTTTGCTGAAGGATCTTTTGACAGTAATGTCATTATTTCATTATCGTCAATAGCCTTGCTGATTACATTTAGGTTTGCATTCGTAACCCTAGTTGCATTGTCTTTATGTTTCTCTTCGTCTAACTTGTCTTTTAATTGATCTAGCTTGCTACGGACTTGTTTATTTACTGATTGCTCTAAGAACTCTCCTTTAAAGTAATTACCTTTTGCATCAGTAATTTCTCCTAGAAACTCCGCTGCTACTGTTTCTAACCTGCTCTTCTTTTCTTCTACACTGTCGTTTGGCTCAAATGTCAGTACTTCTTTTTGTAGTTTAGCATCAAGCTTTTTAAGCTCTGATCCTGCGAAGTTGACATTGTTGATGTAGGCATGAGAGCCTGAGTCGTTAATAAATAATTTAACAATAGCATCAATTTTTTCTGGAGAATATTTATCGTCCTCCATCATTTTGATGGCCAGATTTGTTTTCAGGAATTCTGCTGTTGTTAAATTCTTGTCAAGGTTTTTTACTGCTAGCTTGTCGTCTAGTGTTAAACCATATTTTAAAATAGTTGCATTTTTAGCAGATCTATTTTTGTCTTTCTGATCTTGTATGGTCGTACCGATAAAATCAGCTGCACCTTTGGAAAATTGTTTTAGCTTCTGGTGAAAGTCGGTTACTTCTTTTAAACGGGCTTGTTCATTCTGAATTTGAATTTGATAATTCATACTTTCAGATTCTTGATACAGTTTCCTGTTTTCCATATCAAGATCGAAAGCAAGCTCACGACTTTGCTGCTCAGTTTGTTGGTTAAACATCTGAGCCCGTAAGCCTAATTCATTATTTCTATCGAGTTGATCCTGAGAAGCTTTAAGACCAGCATCTTCATAAGCTGCTTTTTCACGTATACGTTGTACTTTAGTTTTACTAGCTTTAATTTGTCCGGCACCAAAGCTGCCAGGCTGAGCCATGATTCTGTATTTACTCATTATCCTCCATAAGCTGTAATTGCTTTGCCAATGTCAAAGGCACCACCGCCACCGGCGTATCCACCTACTACTGCCTTTCCAACATCAACTACATCCATTGCTAGTGCTAATCCTAAGTTCTCTTGTGGTGCTGATAGCTTGACAGGCTTAGGTGGTTTTCTCCACGCTGGTATCTCTGCATACTCTGGTTTAGGTGCAATCTCTGGTTCCGGTAGAGCAGGTAATGCTGATGGTTCAGATAGAATTGAATTCATTGCATTAAGATCTTCTTGGAATCTGTCTTGTTTAAATTTAATCCGCATTGCTGCATCATTTGCTTCGACATTATCTCTGGTTGCTTCAAGCATTACCCTATCTAATACAAGCTGATCAACTAACTTTGTCATACTCATATTTTCACCTTCTTCAGCCAACATAAATGTATTAGCTATAGCTGCTTGTCTTGCACCTGACTCTGCTATTTGTGCTTGTATAGCTTTACTAGCTGACCGTCCTGATCCACCAGAAGCTCGTTGTTTGCCTGCCGCCTTCATTCCTTCGAGGATTGCTCCTTGTGTATCTAGCTGTGCTGTTGAGGCTAGCTTCTTTTTATTTAGTGCGATACCAGCACCTGCGGCTAAAAAATTCTGCTCAGTTCCTTGCTCATCAAATCGAATACCAACAAGTTGCTCTCTGTATGAGCGTTGTTGCTGCATCAGAGAGTTATTGTAAGCCATTTCATTGAAGCTTATCTGCTGCTGAGCATCCTCTATTGATGCCCCATAGGCTTCAAGTTCAGTAGTTTCTTTGCGAATTCGCATTTTTTCACCAAACTCCCACTGGGACATTTGGTTTCTAAATTGAAATTGGCGATTGCTCTCATTATTTGTTTTGATAGCCTCTAGTTGTGCTACCTTAAACTTGTGGTTATCTTTGCCTACTGCCTTGTTATATTTATAAGCCTGTCTATTGGCTTGATTTTGCGCTCGTGTTTGTTTTCGTGCTTGTGCATTTCTGCTTTTTGCTGCGAAGAAATTAAACATTCTCAGACTCTCCTATAAAAACGTGGTGTGTAATTTCCTTCCCACATCATTGCATTTACAGCAACAGGAAATGGTGAGTTATTAAACATCCTTAATTTGAAATTTTCTGTACGTTGATGAATTGGTACTGTAAATACGATTTCATTGTCTAATGGTACGTCATTAGCTAGATATGTATTTGCTTCAATTACTGGTGCCGTTGTAAACCACTCTCTAACTGCAAAAGTAATTACTGAATTTACGGCTGGAGCACTGTTAAAAACAATCGTTGTATCGTTAGTAAAACTAAAGGCTGTTGTATCTATACCATTAACTGAAACCTTCACATCACTTCGATCTTCAAATTCAAGATCTCGTTTGTTGTAGGTAAATGTTGTAGTTGTACCATCTCCAGTAAATGTTACTCGATATGGTTCCCTTCCCTTTTGATTTACTTTAAAATTCATTGCACCAGATAATCCAACAGAAAATTTCATGCGAGCAATTGTCAAATTCGCCGTGACATCTGTTGTGACTTTCTCCGGCCTAAAATATGTAGTAGGCAGATGGACATCAAAATTATATTTGAATCCAACAATAACATCATTTGCCAAGCTTGTAAGATTTTTTTCCGGAACGATTAAATATGGTCCGGTACTATCGCTTGCTCGTTCAGGTGTGATCGTAAATCCTGATTCAACAAATGTACCTGTACTCGTATTGCCTTTAATAATTAAAACCGGAGTCAGCTCATTGACATCGTTATACGGTAAGTAGCACTTTGATAAGTTATTAACAGAATCAAATACCACACTTGCTGCAGCAGCATATAGATCCATTGAAGGATTAACCTTCTGCCCTTTATTATTGACAATGATAGCTTGCTCAGGACTTTGACTTAATGCAGCCTTGCTAAGTACAAATTGATTGCCTTGCTTAGTTACAGCATACATATCATCTGAGTCGATTGTAATAAATTGGGTTGTCCCTGGCATTTGCCATTCAACCCATGCTTGCATTAAATTTTCCTTTCCGTCGTTATAATATCTAAAGATATATAATTCATTTGAATTTTGTTCTCCCATTGCAATCATTGAATTCTGTGGACTTGAAATCAATTGATCAATATTCGGTGAGATCCATTCCTTGACTACACGTGATAGATCTAGTACTTGTGGGTTCTCTTGTTGACCGCGAGTCACCATACTGAAGCATCGTGTATAGCCTGGTGTTTTACTAATGAAATTAATCTGTGTTCCTACATCAACTGGATCAACTTTATTGTCCATCTCAAAGTTTGAAATGGTTCTAATAGTTGCTAATTGAGGTGTTAGGACACCGCTATCAGAAAATAAAATAAACTGTTGCTTTGCTGAGAACAAAACAACACCTTGTGCTGTTGGTAGTACAGCATGTAGTGCTGTTGGCTTCACTGAAGAGCAACTTAAATCTATAGGATCTGAGTCCAATACTGTTTGTGCACTTTTAAAATAAAAGTCAAAGAATTCACCTGATTGGCTCATCGTTACATTATCTTTCGATAAAAAACCTAATCTATTGTTATGGAAAAATCCTGCAGTTATAGTGTTATCTAAAAAGCTTGGTTGACTATTAGTATCATCATCACCAGTTTTTCTGGCTGCATATGTTATTGTTTTAAATGTGAACGTATTCGTGCCAGTATTGATTAATTCGTGTGGCAGAGTTTGATTGTTTAAACCGGGTGATACATTTGGTGCAATTGTTTCTTCCCAAAAACCTCTTCCACTGATACCATTGTCTGCCTTAAAAGCAGCATAATAATCATCTAATACACCAGTTGTATTAGCAACCTTTACAACATGTCCATGGAATGATTCTTCAGGTATTTTTGTTATAGACGATACCTCGTCTTGAAATGCTTCTAGAAAATTATTTCCGAAACCACCTCTGGCCTCAATTGTAAATGCTGTTGCTACACCATTCACTACTCTTGTAATGTCAAGACTTACCTTGCCGTTTTGAGTAACAGTCCATGTACCAGTAAAGTTGCTATTGTTTGCACCTTGTTGTGCAGTAATTAAACTGTTAATTGCATCTTTTAAATTGTGTCCAGACTTATCGGCTAGTATATCGTCAAATGTGTAGTCTGTTGTGTGAGACGTAACCGTTGTTTCTATGCCTTGAATATTTACTACGTAATCAACCTCAGGTACTGCACCTGAAATTACGATTGTTCCTCTTGATTTTGGTATAAAGGATGGTGCTGCTTGCGCTGTAACTGTAACTGAATTGTTGATTACAATAGTTGTGTCTTGTACTGTAATTAACTTATAGTTATCCTTCGTTCCATTTAGATAAGCTTGTGCACCCACACCGTATGTAATAGTACAGGCAACACCAGTTAATGCGTTCCAAACAAATGCACCATTTCCTTTAATGCATCCAATATATTCCTCGTCATCATCTCTATTGATATAAAACCATTTTGCATTATCGTATGTTGTTCCTGTACCTAAATTTGCTATATGCTTGAATCCAGGTCTTTTAGTTAGTCCGTAGGTGGCATCAGGAAAGCCGTTGTAGCACTCACGGACCTGACCGGGGAGCATTTTGTCGTCTGATTGTTTTGAGACTCCACCAAGATAGTTAGAGATCCGTTGAGTTACTGCTGCCATTTATCGATAAAGTGCGTTGTATGGTTTGTAGCTGTTATAGGTATTTGTATTTCCAGGATGACCAAAGTATGTGTAGTCTCCTTGATTACATTCATACTCCATAGCCATGGCTCTGGTGAATGCTTCCTTTTGTTGAAGCATTTGGTATTGAGTGCTATCGCCAACAATTCTGCTGCTCACTGTAGATGCAGCTCTACTGACAATAAAATCAGCAACTGGTGTTGGGATATCTACCCAGTCAAATAGCCATGTAATATCACACTCAATTTGTTTTGTAAATGTGAAGGTGTGGTGTGCTTTGTCATATAGTTTGCCACTCCGTCTAATAACATCTAATTCGACATTTGATGCATTCTGAGATGGATCAATTTGTAGAATGTTATTAGGAATAACGATTTCGTTGTTTGTATCTGGAGTCATTGTGTAGTGACTCTCTTTATTAAATGTCCATCCCTCAGCCTGTACTTCCCGAGAGACTTCTAACAAAGTCTGGTAAGCAATCGCAACGTCCGGGTTGGTTTGA